AACTTATTCTTCTTTCTTTCTTTGAGAAGTTCAAACAATGCTTCTGGATCAATTTCTTCTTTTATATCCTCATCTTCATCATCATTTTCTTCCCCAAAGATGTTAGTAGAGTTTTCCATTCTCTCTTGGGCAGAGATTACAATTTGCCCGTAATAATTAATTAAATCATCTTTTGGTTCAATGACCGTAAGAATGTCTGAATCATAGATGATTGCTGAATTATCTTTAATCAGTTCAATTGGTAACCATGGCATCATCATCATTACAGTTTGACCAGTAGGCACTCTTTTGAAAATGATATGCATTGGATTTTCTAAAAGAACGGTACCTTGCTCTGTATCTTCAATGCAGTCTGCCATGATATCTTCACCACTTTGTAATCGGACAATTTTAATATTTGTATTAGTTGTTGCTTGCATTCTTTAGCTCTATGTTGTAAAATTTATACTTGAACTTTTCTTCATCGTATATTCTACACCTTTCAATAAAATGTTTCAAGGTGTAATTGGCAAATTTGCCTGTTCTAAAGTCATCTGCAATGTCAAACAATGTTGCTTCTTCTTTGTTTTCACCAAGTCTTAAACCACGACCTATCGATTGAAGGTTGCGTATTCTGGACTTGGATGGTGAAGCGAATACGATATTATGGAGATTACGGATGTTGACGCCAGTAGAAAAAGTACCATAAGAAGCAACAATGATTGCATCTTTTTCTTTTTCAGTAATTGCTCTAACAGATTCCCTAACTTCAACATCTGTGCCGCCAAATACAAAGAAGACATGTCGATTGCCTGCTTTATCTTGTATAATTGAGTGTAAATCTTTTCCATGTTTTTCCACAAATTGAAATAGTATAAGTGTGTTACCAGTTAAAGAAAGAACAAGGTTGCGAATAAATTCATTTCGTGCCTTATTCTGAACAATGAAGTCTATCTCTGTATTGTAGTCCCAATCTCTTGCTTGTTTACATAGTTCTTCGGGATACTTCAATACAAGACATTTAATTTTGAAACTCGCAAGTTGACCTTTATCAATCAACTCGAATGTTGTTGTTGCCTTGTAAACTGGCCCAAACAATCCTTCTAATACAAGTCGATGTGTTTGTGTGCCATCTAATGTACCTGTGGTGCCAATTCTGTATTTAGAGTTGACACAGCCAGAGAGAATAGTTGTTAATGATTTTGCTTTGAACTGGTGTGCTTCATCGCCCATCACAAAATCAAACTGTTCGAAGTAGTCAGCTTCGTTTTTATAGATTGACTGCCATGTTGTAATTGTAAGAAATTTGTTTGTATGTTTTTCTTTACCAGAGTATTGACGATGACAGTATTCTTCTGAATCGTAACCATAAGAATCAAAATCTGAAAACATTTGTTCTACCAATGATGTAGTGGGAACAATTAACAATCCTCTTTCATATCCTGCCTCTTGTAACCATCTTACGATAAGATAGATAATAAGTGATTTACCTGATGCGGTAGGAGAAAGCAATAACATTCTTTTGTTTCTTACTGCACTTACAAAAGATTTAATTTGATAGTCTCTTGGTTCAAATGGCAAACCAAGTGTGCGAATAAAGTCTACTGCCTCAACTAATGAGAAATTTTCTGTAGTTGAAATCTCATTGGCAATTTCAATCGTGTAGTCTCTCTCCTTACAAAACTTAATGATATAATGAACAAGACCGTGATAGATGGTAAATGTTCTAAGGTCAAATAGTCTTATGCGGCCATCCCATACACGGCTCTTATATGCCGGTGTGAATTGATAACCGGGAACGAAAAAGCAAAAATAGTCCGATAGCTCTTGTGCAACACTTTTATCACACTCTACCTGAATATGTGCTTCGTTCTTTTTATGTAAAATTAAATCAGACACCTTGTATAAATTTTTCCCAGCTGATGTAGTCTCTTAATTGAAATGTGCGAGAGTTAAGTTCTTTGAGAATTGCGGTACATATATCCACAATTTCATCGTGCATTACTTTTTGTGCAGAGTATTTGTTTAAGTCTTCATCACTCTCTAAGTATGTAGTGATATCGGATTTCAATACAAACGGAAATGGTTCCCATCCATATTTCTTCAGTTCATCATCATCTAATTTGCCAGTGTAGTATTCCCATTTCAACTTCTTCATCTTATTAAATTTGAATTCTGCTTGTTTTGACAACAGACGATGTTGTGATAGAATGTTCAAATACTTACTGTGCATCTTAGGAATGTCGAGCAAAGCCTTGCCTGGTTCTGTTCTATCGATAACAGAATCCTTGCGCCATTCTTCTAACAGTTCTTCTAATTGTTTCATAATATATCACCTCCGTATAGGAGTATACTTCAAAAGGAAATGTTTGTCAAGCTTTCTTAGAACATTTTTTCGATATCATAGTAACTGTACCGAAATGTGGCATCGGCAGTTAAAATGTTATCTGGTGCATCTTGCGTATTCATTATGAATGTTGACAATGTGGTAGGAAATACATCGTGGAATTTGAATCGGTATAGTGGTGTGTTTGATGATGAAAAAATACTTACCGCAGCATCAGAGAATTGAGGAAACTTTTCTCTTTTTAAATCGTTAGCAGCTGAATTATATTTGTTTAATCTAGGCAACTGACGATACTCGGCAAACTCTACAGGAAAAGTCATTGCACGAATCCAATCATGTATTTCTTTCCATGCAGTTAAGTCTTCATCAATCAAAAAAGTGACATTCAACAAATCGTAAATTGGTTTTTCACCTGGCGAGTAAATATCAACGAATGGGTTTGTAATGACTGCTTCAGATAAAGAGATGCCTGGTATCGTAACATTCTGACAAAAGTATTGCACATTTGGCACACGACCAAAGTTCAATGTGAATCGATTACCAATTAATGGATTAGGATTTGATGGGTTTCTTGTAAGTGCTGTCATACTAATATTTATGTATAAAAAAAGAGGCATCCGAAGATGCCTCTTTGAAGTAGTCCCTTTTTATAATAGTTCTTATAGGACTTTTCTAATTACATCAGGTTCTTAACAACAAAGCCACGATAGTAGTTGTTGGACTGAGCAGTCAGAGCACCCAGACCAGCAGCTGTACCTTCGGCAAACGGGTTGGCAACAAGACCGTATCGTGTCTTGAAACCAATCTTCGGTTGGAAGGTACCGGTGTCAACTGCACGAACCATTTGCAATGGAACATACGGGCAGTAGAAGATACCAGCATCATAGGCATTCGAACCTTTGTAACCAACAACAGCAAACTCATTTGTAGAGCCAGCCGGGAAGTATGGATCGATGTAAACTTTGATGCGACCGAACAGAGTACCAGCAAAAGTATTGCCAGTGTCATCAACTGTCAGATTAACTTGACCTTGCAGAGCAGAGTTGTAGTCAAGAATGCCAGCCATGGCAAGAGCAGAAGCAACATCAGACGAGCAAATCATAATGTTACCTTTACCTCTACGAGTCGTTTTGGCGATAGTATTCGCTTCACGCTCAATCTGGAAGGCAAGACCTTTAACTTTTTCAACCATCCAGCGACCATTGGAGTCGGTATCGAGGTCGAAAGTACCACGGGTCGTTGTACCGACTTGGGCACCCAGTTTGGCAACACCGTAGATGGTACGAATAACTTCACGATTGATTTCAGCAAGAATTTCAGTAGACAGAATGTTAGCGAGTTCTGTCTCAGCATCCAGACCATGAACAGCCTTCAGGTCTTGTGCGAGTTCCATTGAGTATTCGGCTTTCAGAGCACGGGACTTGGCAGTAACCGTGACTTTCTCAATCGAGAACGCCATCTCTTGGAAGGTATTACCAGCAGCACCATCACCAAGGGCTTCAGCAGAACTGGTCGACATACCTGAAACAGCGAAAGCGTTCGAAGTAAAGGTCTCGGTCGTGTTAGCAGCAAGAGACAGACTGGTAATTTGTGCCAATTGAGCAGCAGTAATGGCAGCATTTGCACCAGAGAAGAAGGTATTGGCTTCGTTGTAGAATGCCTCAGTACCCGTTTGCGAGCTGAAACGGGAACGCATTGCAAAGATAAGACCGGTTGGGCCTGTCATTGGTTGCACACCACAAACATCATAAGCAATGAGGTTTGGCAGTGAACGGCGAACCAAAGAAATCAAGATTGGATCGAAGTTAGCAACACCAGCACCAGTAGAGTTTGCTGGACTACCTTCGTTAAGAATATCGGTTGCCTTCTGCATTTCTTGAGCTTGATTCTCAAGAATAACAGCCGTAACGGCCTTACGATACGGGTCTTTAATTGGTTCGAGGTCTGGATGATCCAGAACGCCGCCCCATTTAGTTTGTAGTGATTCAGACAAATACATTTAAGTGTCTCCTTTTATTTACTTAAAATTTTGTTTTAGAAATTGCTTTAGAGACAAGAGCAACAAATGGATCATTAATCACTTTTTGTTCAGTTGCCTCTTCAACTTGTTCGTGTAGTTGTGTTTCTTCTGCCTTTTTAATGCCAGAAGGGAAGTAGTTCTCACGGATTGTCTCTAGCTTTTCTTGGTATTCTTCCTCTGTGGAGAACTCAACACCCTCTGCGAGTGATTTGATTTTTTCAGCCTGAGTAGTCGTAAGACCTTCGCAAACTTCACGGGTAACTTCATTCTTGCGGGACTCTACAAGAGCCTTGGCATAAGAAATGCCACGCTCAATTTCTTCGTTGAGTTTGCTTTCCAATTCTTCAACTTTTGTAGCAAGTTCGTCAACGAGGTCAACTTTTTCTGTTGGAACATCAATGTAGTGTTCAGCAAACAGATTACGCAGACCAGCAATGAATTCTTCGGTAAGTTCGGCACGAAGACCGGACTCAATAGCAATTTCGTTATCAGCAAGCCATTGTTCAACAACATAGTTGAGATAGTCATCAACTTTGGTTGTCAAATCAGACTTAATTTGGTCAACTGCCTCTTCAAGCATCGAAGCATATTTTGTTTCGATTTCTTCTTCAATTTGTGTTACTCGGTCAAAAACACGAGCTTCAAAAATTGTGGCAGCTTTTTCTTTGAATTCTTCAGAGATGGTAGAATCATCAGAGAAAAGAGAATCAATATCTTCTTTCATTTTCTTTTTCATCTCTTTTTTATCTTCTTCATCTTCTTCATCTTCTTCTTTGTCATGTTTTTCTTCTTTATTCAAATGAAGTTGAGTGTCGGCAGAAGCCTTAGAAGGTTTCATTTTGACAGAAGCAGCGTTTGATGCAGCAGCACCATCACGAACACCTTTAGAGGTATCCATCTTAGCCGAATCATCATCCGGTTTGTAGTTTTCTGGTGTAGGACCACCAACATCATCAATGGTCGTAGCCATTTTATGCATTGGTTCGCTCGGGGCATTTTTCTTACTTTGAGAAAGAATGTCTGCCGCAGCTTCCATGAGTTTATTTGTTGCCATTAGGAATCTCCTTATGATTTCTTATTTATAAAATTAAAGTTTTCTGAGGTAATTTTCAAATAGTTTAAGAGCAGTTTCTTCGATTTGACCCTTAGAAGCCCTCTGAATTGTTTTCTTAAAATGGGTATGGTCAGCTTCAATAAACTTGCCGTCAACCAGCATCCATTCTTTGTTTTCCATAATTCCTTGAACGAAAGCCCCAGGCGCTGATGGGTCAGCAACAATGTCGGCAGCAGTAGCAAGTTTCAGGTCATCTTGAACAAGATTGTAACCTTCTTTTGTTTGAACTAGAGAACCTAAGGCTCTAGATGAAACACCAACTTGAATGTCGTTGTTGATAAAATTCTCAACAATCTGACCATATGGTGTTCCAAGAATGAGTGCTTTACCATAAAAAGTATTGCCGTCTTCTGAGAGGGATACAATCTTGTGCGACACACGCTCGAGGTTAATTGATGGCGTATCTGGATGACCTAATTCACCCAATGCACGATTTGTATTGATGAATTCTTCTGTATATCTTTTGACTTCTCTACGCAGAGTGTCCATTTTATACATGCGATTGTTCTTATTGACTGTTTCGCCAACAAGAAATGTTCCTTCAATGTAAAGTTTTTTATTGCCGTCTTCTGAAGCTTCAGTAAGATACTTTACATTATCGATTGTTTCTGTAATTAACTTCATTTTACATTCCTGTAAGTGCTGGGCTGTAAGTAGCCGATTTTGCCAATTGCATCACTAAAGTTCCTGCTGTTCCTGTATGCTCAATGAAAAGATTTGCCGTTGCGTTGTTTGCAAATGTAATGTCATATTCATAAAGAACAAGATTGATTGGCGTTGAAATTTCCATAATTAATGTTCCACTTGCAGGTGCCGCACCGCCTGTGGTACTTGTTCCTCTATAAATTCTGTAAATGCCATTTGTTGAAGCAGACACTTGAGCAATAGCAGCAGAAGTTACTGTTTCTTCTGTTGTATTGGCAGAAAGATTTACCAAATTAATTTGTGTGTTACCAGCCGGACCAGTAACACGAATTGTAGATTTTGCTCTAATTGCATTTATAATTTCGAATGGCATTTTATCTTAGTCCCATTGAGGTGCGCCTTCTCATTGATAGTTTCCTTTTCAATAGAGAACGGCGAAGTTTTGCTCTTCTAGTTGTTTTCCATGACCGTTTCAATAAACGGGCTTTTCTTAATCTCTGTGCCGCAGGTATTCTTCTTACAGTATTGCCTACGATACGATAACCTTTAATGCCTGACCGTCTGCGATTCTTTTGAACAACAATACGACCTTTTGCATTGCGCCTAATTCTACGGCGCACTCTTGTAATTCTTCCCATCTTAATGAGATTAGGATTTCTTTTCTCATCAAGTTGTTCTTCTACTTCTTCAAACATGTCTGCCTCGACATAACGCTTTGCTTCTGCAAGTCGTTTGGCAGTAATTTCATCTAAACGAGCTTTTAATGCTTCTCTTGCTTCGTTTAGTTTACCTTCTAAAATAAAATCTATAAATTTCATTTGACTTTACTGAAAGCAAAAGATGCTACTTTCGCAAAGTGTTCTGGTGATTTATGCACCATGTCAGCCAACTTCTTTTTGTTCTCATCATTTACTGCTTTATGAACTTGTGTAATTGCAGATGCTGTGTAGTGGTCAACTTTTTTTGTTTGACCATTGGCAAATTTAACTGTGCTTGTTTGTTTACCATCAACAATTTTATGCAATTGATCCATTACTGCTTCTTCAATCTGTGTTTCTTCTGCTTGTAAAGGAGAATCAATTCCTTTACCATAAGGTATCGTAAAATATTTGTCTAGCTTCTGATTATAATAAAGAGCAACTTTTGTTTTGTTTGGATACATACGAATTGCTTTTCGTTTCAACATCAAAACAAAAGGCGGATCATCAGGTATATCATCTGTTGCTTCTTCAATCTCAAATTCTTCTTTGACTTCATCACCAACTTTGATACGATGCGCTCTCACTTTACGACCAGAAGGACCAATTTTGTAATCGGCAGTATCTACTATTGCCTCATCTAACTCTACATCTTCACGAACAGCACGGCGAGTTTGTTGAAATATTTGTTTGTTGTTTGAAATTAAATCA